TTAGGTAATGATAACACAAACGTTGACATATCAAGAGATCTCAGTAAAACTAGCACGAGTTGAGACAGCATTAAGAGCGATAGCTAATAACGAGTATCCTTCGGCAGATAAAAAAAAAGTAAAAGAACAAGTGAAAAAACTAGAAATATTGAAAGAGAGTCTTAAAGCAAAACTGAACCTTATTCAGGAGACTACGATTCCAACAACAGTTACTCGTACAGGTGGAAAACCAGACCAGGTACTTAACTTAGATCCCAACGATAAAGATACTTTAGCTAATCTTAAAAAAGACCCTACTATTGACCATATAACAGCAGGTAGTGTTAAAATCAAAGAAGATACAACAAGGGAATATACTACAGAAGAATCTACAGCAGTAGGAAGGCAGGTAGCTAAGTCCGTAGTAAAGGTATTAAGAGTACAAGGAGATGAATTAAAAACTCTAAAACTAACAGATCTAGGTGTAAATAAATTTAGCATACATGTTGTATATGGGCAGGACAAAGGTCAAGATACTTTTAAATTTATGTTGGATCCAAATACAAGATCGATTAATATAAAGACAGAACAAGGACCAGAAAAACTTTGTGAGTTTATCATAACTCAAGGCAATGAAGTATCCTTTCCAGCTCCTGAACTGGAAGCTAATCTAGCAGATACTCTAGTAAAGTATGTAGGTTCATCTAAAGAAGTTGCAGAAATCACTAGGAAAGAAGGAGAGAAATTCGTAAATTACCCTAAACACGGAGGGAAAAGATTAGGGACTTTTTCTACTAAAAAAGCAGCAAAAAAACAATTAGCCGCTATACACATTAACCAGCATAACGAAGAAAAAACTAAATTTAATATACAGGATTTAATTTTGGAAGCGTATGTAGAGGTATTAAGAGAAGAGGCAGAAACACCTGTATTAAAAACATCTACTCAAGAGATATTAGGAAAATTCCCAACAGTAAAGAAAGCAGTTACAGCACTCCTTACACCGGATTTTGGACAATTTATAGAAGAAATAAAATGGGTAGCTCCTAAGCCATCTACCTTTCAGGTTGCTTTGAAGAACGGACAGTCCTTCTATTTAAAATGGATGGGAAAAGGCTTTGAAGCTCAAATAGAAGGTAGACAGTATTATCTTCCTCGAGTTAATGAATACGAACAGGCTTTAAATAAATTAACCGATATACTTAAAACAGGGGCAATCTCACAAGGAGAGGAACCAGGTGGTGAAGAGTTTGGAGCTGAAACAACACCCACGGCTCCTACAGAACCAGCACCAGTAGAAGAACCGGGAGCAGGAGCATTTGAAGCAGAAGAAACACCAGAAGAACTGTAATGAATATAGTTGATAGAATAGTCAATGAGTGGGCGTTTAGATGTAAAAAAGGGTATCCGGATCTGAATAATCCTGAGGATATGAAAATCCTTAATGAAATATATTCAGAATTTGGAATACAGGTTACAAGTGAAATAAAAGAAGAACAAGAGGTTATGAGAAAGAAAAAAGAAATACCAGCAAGTATAGGGTATGCTGCAGTAATTAAGCATGCATTAGGAGAAGAAATCCCAGAAGTGAAAGGAAATTACACATTACCTTCCAGTACAGGGGAATTGACAATTCAAGCAGAAGATTTAGAGACCTTTAAAAAGCTTTATAAAATATCCCCACCCAAGGCCGGACAAGAAGTAGGGGAGGCAGGTTCTAAAGGATCTGGACACGGAGAGATAGCTGTTTACTGGTTACTAAGTAAGAACTACGACGTAAAAGACTCTAGAGGAGGGAGTAATGCAGATCTCATCTTAAATAATACAATTGGACTTGAAATAAAATCCTTTCCGGAGACTGCAAACAGCATTGTTATCGGGAGGATAGGAGCATATTCTACAGTTTTAAAAGGGCTTAATACTCTTTTTAGTATAAGTGCTCTTTATGTGGAATTTAAAGAAAGTCCTAGAAAAAAACTACCTCCTAACGCTATACATGCTACTGCTGAGGATCTTCGAACAGCGAATAAAGCTCTAGTACAGGTAGCTAATCAAGAGTCTTTAAGAAGTTACAAAGCACCTTTCATTCAATCTATGTTTAAACAACTAGACGATCTTATCAACACTTATGGAAAGGATGGAGTAGAGAATATAGCAGGGAATCTAATGAAAGCTCTACTAATAGCTAAGTTTGAAGATAAACCAGGAGACGGAGGGTATTTACTTAACGTAACAGAAAAAGGTAAAATCGAATGCATACATATACTGCTGAATAAGTTAAGAGAACTAGACCCTGATAAAGTCCTTTCAGAAGGTACAAAAATTAATCAAGGAATTCTATATTTTAATAAAGCCCTCTTTACCTAAATAACTGACTATTTATATACAAAACTAAAATAATGTTAATAGACTTCAATACAAGAACAGCTTCTACAAGAGATAGGCAAATTGTAGAAATGGTAGAGAAAGCCTTAGGCATCTCTTCAAATATGGCCCCATCATCTGCTCCTGTAGCGGAAGAAGAAATGGTACAAAAAGATCCTCTTCCAAAATATAACTCAATCGATGAATTGATGAAAGAGATTGAAAGCGGCACTAATAAAGCTGCTCATGAGCATAAAATGAATAAAATGAAAGAGGTGTATGAAGCATTGGAAGAGAAGGTGACTTCTTTAGAAGAAGGTGAGCATGCAGAACACATCGATCAAAAAGCTATTAAACAAATGCGTAAGGATATTGCAGCATTAAGGAAAGCAGAAGAAAAACTAAGAAAAGAATACGATAAGAAATTCAATAAAAAAGAAAAACCAGTTAAAAAAACAGAAGAAAAACCTGTTGCTCTTCAAGAAAATACTAAAGGCGGTTTTGATCTAAGAAAATTCTTAACAGAAAATAAATTAACAGCAGGTTCTAAACTAATTGCAGAAATGGAATCAGACGCTTCTGACCTTACACAGGATACTAAAGATAAGATCTTAAGCTGCCTTGAAACAGAAATATCAGGAGATCCGGAGACAACTGTCGATCATATGGGGGAAGTTCTTGTGCAGACCTTAGAGGAAGCAGGAATAGAAGTACCGCAGGGTATGTTTAATCAAGAAATGGATGAAATGCTAACAAAACTGAACCAGGATTTTCATAACGGACAAATAGAAGGAGAACAGGCAATACAGAAAGCAGTTGATATAGTTACGAATCCCGATAACTACAAGAACGAGTAAAGACTTTCATAAAGCGAATATAAACAGCCCGTCCTAAACAGCGGGTTTTTTTATTGACCTATATTTATAATATATAGTTATATAATATGAGTCAACCCGACGTTAAGCAGATAGTAGCACAGGAATACATAAAGTGCGCTAAAGATCCGGCATACTTTATGAAAAAGTATTGCTTTATACAGCATCCAACCAGAGGAAGGATCTTATTTAATCTATACCCATTCCAGGAAGGCGTATTACATCTATTTAGAGACAATCAGTACATAATTACTTTAAAATCAAGACAGTTAGGGATCTCTACATTAGCCTCTGCATATGCACTCTGGTTAATGCTTTTTCACAAAGACAAGAACGTATTAGCATTAGCAACAACACAAGCAACTGCCCGTAACCTAGTAACAAAGACGATTTTCATGTATGAGAATCTACCTAAATGGTTGCAATTACCTTTTACGGAAAAGAATAAATTATCATTAAGACTAAAAAACGGATCTAAAATAACAGCTAAATCCTCTAATTCAGATTCAGCTCGTTCAGAAGCTGTATCATTGTTGTTAGTAGATGAGGCTGCTTTTATTGATAATATTGAGGATACTTTTACTGCTGCTCAACAGACCTTAGCTACCGGAGGGCAGTGTATAGCGCTCTCTACTCCTAATGGGGTAGGTAACTGGTTTCATAAGACCTGGGAAAAAGCAGAAGCAGCAGAAAACTCTTTTGTACCTGTTAAACTCCCCTGGTCTGTACATCCTGAAAGAGATCAGAGCTGGAGAGATCAGCAGGATCAAGATCTAGGAGTTAAGAATGCAGCTCAAGAATGTGATTGTCTTTGGGGGAATAGTTTAATAGGGATAAAAGATGCTACTACTGAAGAAACTAAACAAATTAGTTTAGAGGATCTTTACAATAAAATACAAGAACCAGAGTACCTATTAAAATCGACTAGAATTACTTGTAAAAAGAATACGAAATACGAGGTAAAAACTCCAACTGGATTTAAAAGCTTCTCAGGAATAAGAAAAACAACAAAAAGCCGGGTAGTACAGATTACACTATCTAACCT